TAGTGAGTTGTAATAGTTTTAGTTGTTTCTGTTCCTGTAGATGAACGAATGATTACTTGAATATCTGAATCTTGGAATATCTTAAATGTATAAGCAAACGTGGTAGTTGAACCATCACCACTATAACTGTTCTTAACTGTAGTTGAAGATATTGTCATTATCTAAATCCTTTAAACAAACTTGATGGTTTTGTAAACAAAAATTCTTGTTCTGAATCTCTTTCCATTTGTCTTTCCATTCTTCTAAGATAACCAGGTGATAAAGTTTCCATAATTTGATAGCCAATTGCATAATCAAATGCAGTTTTAGTATAAAATAAATTTAAAAATGGTGTATTACCTACAACAGATTTATATGTTTGTCTTAACGCTGCAGTTCCTTCTCCTTTTTTTGCATAATCAAGAATGTTAAATAATTTAGCAGCTTCTGATATAACTGGACCAGCTAATGTTGGAAGAACACCAGCATTTCCTCTTGTTTCTTGAAATAAGAAATCACCATAAATACCTGCTCCACCACCTCTTGCTGCAGCAGCCATCCAAGTTTTGTAATCTGTTGCATCTTTTGGTGATTTATTTTTTAATATATCAGAAATAGTATTTGAAATATAGCCAAAAATTGTTGCTCCAATAAATAAATTTGCAATACCCAAAACACCTTGTGCTGTGTTACCAGCTTTAATTACCGCAAGTTCTCTTCCTAATGCTTTTTGTGTAAATGCTACAATGAAACTTTTAAATTGTCCCATAAATCTTATTGCTTCACCAGTAGGAGTTCCAGCAAGTTGTCCCTGTTTCATAAAAGCTCTTGTTCTAGCATCAGGTTCAATAACCGCATAACTAGATCTATCTAAAAATATACCCATAACTTTTGTTTTTAAATTATCTTTAAATAAATCAATTTGTCTTTGACTTGCATTTTTAAGATCCATTAAAGGTAATATTTCTTTATTAGTTAAGTTATCTATATTACGAACTGAGAAAAATTCTTTTCCATCCTCTGCAGTTTCTACTGCAACTTTTCTTATTGTATTCCATATTTTCTCATCAATACCAAAATGAGTTATTAATCTTTTAAATTTTTCATCTAAATTAGAAAAAGGAATATTTCTTTGTTTAGCAACATAATTACCTAAACCAAGCATAGATCCTTCTTTTAAAGAATCAGTCCACCAGCGAAGTAAGTTAAGTTTAAAGAATGTTCTTTGTATTTTTGTAAATCCTTTATTTAATAAATCTCCAGTTGAATAACGAGAAGATAAATCGTGAATTAAATTATCATTAAGAAATCCTAATTGTTCTGCAATAGCTCTTTTTCTTTCAGTTGATGAAAGTTTAGATAAAGATGTTAATGCTTCTTGAACTCCTCCTAAATAAGATCTTCCTTGCCATTTTAATTCTGACGCATAAGTATGTACGTCTGTAAAAGATGAAATAACTGCACCTCCTAATTTAGCTAAATTGGCAACTGATCTTGTAATGGCAGACCATTTAGCACCAGAAAAAGATCCAATCATATTTCCTCTTCCAGTTATTTCGTCTAATTGATAATTAAATATTCTTTCATTTGCTTTTATTTTATCTGTTAATCTATTGGTATCTACTAAGTGTTTAGCAACCAATCCTTTTATTGTATTAAAATTTTGCTCTGGTTTAGTTCCTAATGTTGTAATTAAACCAATGTTATTTGCAGATCTTTGTAATCCAAAAAAGAATGATTCTCTTAAATTACCAAATCCAAATTTATTATTATAATCAAACCAATCGTCTGCAGTTTTAAATAATAAAACTCTTTTAGCGTTCATTGTTTTTGTAATATCTCTTGATCCATAAGAACCTGCAGCACCATCAGTAATGATATGTTCATTTCTTGATAGTGAATTATAAACATTATTTAAAAAAGCATCTTTGTCAGTAAATCCTTCAAATGTTTCATCTTTTAATTTAGGTAAAATATATTCTTTCCATGCTTTTAAATTTCTATCTACAGAACCATCTAACTCATCTACTTGTTTTCCAGCTAATTCTTTTAATACTTTTGCAGCATTTCTTATTTGGAAAGGATCGTGAGTTTGTCTTACAATCCAACCTAGAAGTTTACCAATATTAGCACCAAGATTATTTAATTTTTTTCTAACACCTTCAGAATAATCTGACATTATGTTAGCAAGTTTTACTATATCTTTATTTTTTTCTGTAACTTCTACACCCTCTCCTAACTGCCATATTGTTCTAGCAGTTCTTCTATCAATATCTTCATTAGCTGTAGAAAATAATTCAACTAAATTATTCTGTCTTAATTTTTCATAAAATGAAGTTGATAATTGTCTAAACTCAGAAAGTTGAGCAAGTGCTGCTGATGAACGAGATCCTACTTTTTGTAAATTACTTCCAACAAGAATTGCTTTTAAACCCTCAACTTCATTGCCTTTAAAATCAACAATAACAGATTCAACTGCTTTTCTTATTTTAATTTCATTTTCTATTGCATTTCTTTCTTTAATTTTTTTATCTATTTGTTGTTCTTTTAAAACTTGATTTGCAAGTTGATCTTTTAATGTATTATCAAGATTTTCTAATTTAGCTTCTCTTTGAGTTTTTTTAATATTATCAATAATGTCTGCAGCCTGATCTGGATTAACAGATGCTTTTCTTAAAGCCTGTTCAACTAAATCAATACATTTATCTTTTGCCATAACTAAACTTTGTTAATACAGTTAATACCATCAATAATAGCGTCTTTTATTTCTTTTTGCTTAGTAGTAATTTCTTGAGATTGTTTTTTAGATGATTGTAGATCAGCACTATCCTCAATATTAAGATCTTTTTGTTTTTCTTTCAAAACATTTAATTGATCATCTAATGATTTATTTTCTCTTTCAATAGCAACTTGATCCGTTTCTTTAGTTTTTAAAGTATTTTCTATTCTATCTAAAGTATTTTGTTCTTCAGTTTTAAATTCTTGTTTATTTGTTCTTTCATCTGATATTTGTCTTGATGGTAAATCAGTATTTACATCAGCAGATTTATTTGAATTATTTTTATCTCTAACAGCAACATCATCATTAATTTGTGCATCTCTTAATTTTGGATCTAAATTAGCAATAGGCGTTACATCAACACTTTTTTCATTTAATAAATCAGACATTGATTTAACTAATAATAATCTTCTAGTTTCTGGATCTGTTTCAGCAAGTCGTAACATTGTTTCAGAATTAATTGGATAATACTCTTTATATAAATTTACTGCAGGATCTTCTTTAGAATCTATACCAGCAGATTCTCTTGCTTGTTGTATTCTTTCTTTAAAATCTAAATTAGTTTTATAATCTTTTAATGCACCAATACCAACATGCAATCCACCACCAATAACAGTTCCAAATGTTACATTTAATAAACTATCCATTAAACCATAATCTGCTTGTTCAGCTTGTGCTACTCCATAAACAATAGGTTCTATTAATGCAGCACCTACACCTCCTTCAATAGCACCTTTGGCAAGTCGTGCAGTAGTAAATCCTTGTTTAGCAACTAAAGATGCAAATCTAGCTTCACCAACAATAGGAATAAATGCAGATGCAATGTTAATTGGATCAGCCATACTAACTCCTAATCCTGTTGCAAATTTTAAAGTACCAGCAACAACGCCTGTTTGACCACGTTGTAATCTTTCATTTCTTTCTATTTCATCTTTTTTATATTTTGCTAATAAATCAACTGTTGATTGTTTTTCATCTTGTTCAAATAACAACCCAAGTTTACTATATTTTCTATTTAATTCATCTCTTGGTATTAATGGTTCTTGTTCTGTAGATGAATATGCTTGAGCATTAAATTCATCAGTTCCTCCCATGGGTGGTCCATCAGATCTTGTTTCAAGAAGATTACCATATCTATAAATGGAGTATAAAGGATTAAAGTGCCAAGTATCTTCTGCTGTTACACCTAAAGTTTGAGATAAACTTAATTTATATTTATCAAATCCAGTTTCTTGAGCTGTTTCGTTGTTATCTAAACCAAAACCAATATTTGGCATTTATTATAAACCTCCAAAATATTTAAACTTAGTTTCTGTTTTTTGCTTTTGCAAAGAGGTATTCATGTCAATATTTGTTCCTGGTATTTTAAATGAAGTATCGTCAAAATTTATTTTAATAACTTCTCCTTTTTTATTATTAACTAAACCAACAGAACCATCTGCAAATTTAACAGATAATACAATTCCATTTCCATCAGCTGAATTAACCCATATTCCATTATCTTTTATTTGACGTTTCATTTCTTTATTTAACATTTCATCAGAAATATTTTTATTAGTAGATTTAAATGGTTCTATATCCATTTGATCTACAAAATATTTTAAAGAATTTTCAGCTTTATTAACAACATGATCTATTTGAGTTTTTGTCAAAACATCATTGTTATATATTTTTGGAATAAAATATGTATTTTTTAATTCAAAGTTATTATTAATATAACTTGTTGCTTGAGTAATAGCTGTTGATCTATCAACACCTGCAGACATTTTATTAATAGCAATATAAGTCATTACATCTTGAATGTTTGCTAATTCTTTATTTGCTTTAGAAGTATTTGATTGATTTGCAGCCATAACAACTTTTCTAAAAGAATTAAGTTTATCAGCAACATCTTGATTAACTGTTTTTTTTGTATCTACAGTTGTTGAAATATATTTATCTAATCTATCTCTTTCTTCTTTTGAATCTATACTTAATGCTTGTTTTGCAAAATTAGGATCACCAAAGTAAGAAACAAGTTTAGCTGTTATAGGTAAACCATTGTCTGGTTCAGATAATTGATTTAATAATTTATCATAATTATCTCCATATTGTTTTTCTAATGAATTAAGATAATTAATTTTTCCATTTACATCTTGGTTATTATAGTCTTGAACTATTCTTGCAGCGTCTTGTTGTGGTATAACTTTAATTTTTTCTTCATTAACACCTAATGTTTTTTGTGCATCAACAACTGAACCTATATATTTTTTAAATTTAAGTTCTTTAATTGCTGGATCTTGTTCATTTTGAAAATCAGAATATTTATCTTTAACATTTGGATTAAATTGCATAACAATAGAAGCAGGATCTTTTTTTAATATTTCATCTTTTTTAGAAGCAAAATTTATAAGTTTTTGTTTCATTTCAAGATCAAATGCTTGTGATCCTTCTCTTATTGGATAATTAGCAATAATTCCTGATTCTGTTCCAATTTTTGCATTATATATTTCTGCAGATTTTTCTTTAAATATTATTAATCCAGTTTCTTTATCTTTAAAATCTATATATGCTTGTGTTCCAAGTATTGGTTTAATTGTATTTGCATCAAATTTACTTGGTAATCCTTCTTGAACTAAAGCAAGATGGTTTTTCATAGAATCTACTAATGTTGGTCTAGCATCAGAATTAGCTTCTGAAATTAATTGAGATCTTTGTTTACCTAAAACGTCTGGATAATTATTAATATCATTAAGTCTAATAGCAGTTGCTACTGGATCTCTAACCATATCTCTTTTAGCTTCTAATGTTTGAACTGCACTTGGTATTGCTCTTACTTTTTTCTGATATGTATCTTCATCAATAATAAAATCTTTTCTTAAATCTTGATATAAAACACCAAGATCTGAATAAATAGTTTCTTTTTGTAGTGGATTTTCAGAATATAAACCATTTGTAATTATTCTTTGTTCTTTAATATCTGATTGATTAACTCTATCTTGAATTAAATTTTCTCTATTTTTTACAAGAACTGATGATAATTGTTTTTTTTCATCAGCTAAATAATTATTAATAAATAAATTTTTAACAGAACCACTTTGTGCTTGATCTGCATATTTTTCTTTAATCATTTTTGAATATTCTAAAAATAAATTTGAACTACCAACTGGATCAGAAGATTTTGAAAGTCTTGCTTTTGTTTCTTCAAGTTCAATAGATGCTCTATTTTCTAATTCTAATGCTTGTGTTTTTTCAACAACCGCTTGTTCTTTTGTATAATAATCTGTTAATGATTTTATTACAGGTTCAAATGCAGCAACAGAACTACCAGCTCCTGTTAATGGAACTTGAAAAGAAGTTTTAATACTAGCTGATTCTGCTGTTGGAACTCCTTGTGCTGTAAATGTAGGTATCTTTGGCATTAGAATGATCCTGAATATCCTGTTGGGTTAGAATAGTATTGAGTATATGAACTTGCACCATCTAAAGTTTTTCCACCTCCAAGTAAACTTGATCCAGCTCCTGATTGAGCAAAAAATGTAGCACCTTTAAATAATGTTCCCATTGCTGCCATTCTTCCAGTTGTTCTAGCCATATCACCTTGTATTCTATAAAAATTTGCTTCTTCAAATTTTCTGGCTTTAGCAACATCTCCTTCGTATTGAATAACATCTCTTTGTATTTCTGCTTCTCTAGCATTAGCCATAGCAATTCTTAATGATGTTCCTGTTCCTTGTTGAACTCCAGCTTTTGCTGTAGATACTTCTGTTTTACCTACAAATCTTTGGTAATCTTTATCAAATTGACCAAGTTGAAATTCTGTTCTTTTATCTATTGCACCAGCTTCTTGTTCAGCTATTTGTGCATTTCTATTTTGAATAGATTGATTATACTTACCAATAGCATTTTGTTGTTGAGCTTGTACAATTGAAGTTCCTAAAACAATATATGGTACTGCTGTTGCCATTAGTAAATCCTCGCAAATCTATAATGATCAGCACCATCAAAACCATAGTGCTTCATTAATCCTTCATTAGTAAATCCTAACCACTTAGCAAATCTAATACCAATTCCAAAATCAGTTCGTACTGCAGTTTGTAATCTTTTAATATTATTAGATGTTGCAAGATAATCTATATTTTGCTTTACAGCTTTTGCAATAGTTATTGGATAATTCCATACATCATTTTTAGCAATAAACCAACCCTCAGCTACATTACCCCATATTCTTTTCATACCTGCTGCTGCAATAACTTTATCATTAATTAATCCTGTAAATGCTAAATGCTCTTGTTCTAAATCCATACATTCTTTGTTATTATCTTTAATAATAAATGATGCGTCTTTTTGAGTAAGCATGTGATTCATTTGAGATTCCATAATCAATCTGCCATGATCTTGTCTGTAAGGAATTATAATTAATCTATTAGTCATTTGTAGTTAAGTCTGGGTATAACGATAAAACTGTTAAAGGTAAAGGTTG